AACCTTAACGTTTTGTTTATTGTCTTCCATTGCAGTCTGCTTGTCACCATCATCTGTATTAGCGTAATAAAGATTCTTGATGCCATACTTGTATGCCAACAAAATATCCTTAATCACCTCTTGAACAGGAACTTTATTTTGAGCGTATCGTGACGGAACATAGTAAGTATTGGTGCTGATACTCATATCAGTAAACTTCTGAATGGCTGCTGCCACCTTAAGATACCCACTATTGTCCGGCATGTCAAACGCAAACGTGTAATTTTCACTATACTTATCAATGCCAGGTACAACCACCGGCAAAATGTTAGCCTTACTACCCTTGTAGCTAATCAAACTACGAGGAGGTTCAATTCCATTGGTACTGCTCTGAATCACACTACTAGATTCAACAGGCATACAAGCAGTCAACGTACTGTGACGCATTCCATGTTGTTTAATCTTGGCACGCAATTCTTCCCAGTCCATGTGCAACGGTTCAGTAATGAACTCGTCAACATCCTTCTTGTATGTATCGATTGGCAAAATACCCTGACTAAACTTGGTACGTGCAAACTTTTCACACACACCACGTTCCTTAGCCATTTCAGCACTTGCGTCAATCAAGTAGTAACTCATCTTCTCCATCCACTTGGCAACAAAGTTAGGAGCATCCTTATCCCAATACTTCAAACCTTCTCTAGCAAGTAGAGCAGCCAAGTTACTCACTCCGACACCAAGACTACGACGCTTTTTAGCGAAATTCTCGGCAGCAGGAACGAAATAGTTTTGATGTTCAATCAAAGAATCCAACATACGAACGATAACGTCACAGACGCTCTTCATTTCTTCGTCGTCCTTGATTTCCAACCAGTTTACGGCAGCCAAAATACACACACCAATCTCACCATTAGGATCATTCACATCCTCAATAGGAATCAAAGGATGATTCACCTCAAGACAAAGATTGCTCGTATCAACTTGATCCAACCAACTTCCATGTTCATTAGCATGATCTACGAACATTGTGTAAATACGACCCGTTTCAAGACGTTCCTTAGCAAGAAGACCCATCAATTCACGAGCTTTGATCTTCTTCTTGAACTTGATGTTCTTGTTGGCTTCAGCCTTTTCGTATTTTTCCTTGAATTCAGGATATCCGAACGTGTTCCAGAGACTTTCACATTCATGATAACTGAACAATGTTACGTCCTTGTTCTCCAAGAAACGTTCAAAGATCAACTTGTCAAGACCAATACAGTAATCCAACTTACGAACACGGTTATCGTCGGTTCCAGCATTGTTCTTCAACACCAAAATATCCATGATGTCGTAATGAAACCATGCAAAATTGACAGTCGCACTACCGCCACGAATACCGTTTTGGTGACAACACTTCACCGTAGACTCAAAAGCCTTTGCAAAGGGAATTGGGCCTGTATGAATCACCTCTCCATTACGAATTGGAGCATTAGTGGCACGCAAACGACTCAAATTGAGTCCGATTCCATAACGACTAGCTGTTGCAAATCCCACAGCACTGTTATTACTGAAGATACTCTTGAGTGTATCATCAACGGTAAACAAACTACATGAAGCATAACTCTTCATGACTGATCGAACACCTGCCATAATCGGAGTTGGAAGGTTGATCTTGTGTTTGCTGAAGTAGTTATAAGCCTTCTTGACGTACTCAATACGGTTATCAGTGTAGTCCTTGAAGAAAGTCATTGCAATTAGCATATAAGCGAATTGCGGAGTCTCGTAGATCTCCTTGGTACTACGATTCTGAATCAAATACTTGTCACACAACTGTTTGATTCCTGCATAAGTGAAATCAAAGTCACGGTCATGCTTCAAGTATTCATCCAACTTGTCAAAATCCTTCTTGGAATACCATTCCAAAATGGCGTCATCGTACACCAACTTGTCAATATTGGTCTTAACAAGATCATACAACTTGGGAGGATTCTTTCCACCCCACACTTTCTTACGAAGTTGATAATTCAACAACCTTGATGCCACAAATTGATAGTTCGGCTTTTCAACCGTGATCAAATTTGCAGCCGCTTCAATTAACATTGCGTGTATATCACCCGATGTCATTCCATCAAAGAACGACAAATGTGCGTTCATTGCAACTTCTTCAAACGAAACATTTTTGATACCATCAGTTGCCCACTGCAAAACCTTGTTGATTTTGTCAGCACTGAATTTCTCCAATGACCCGCTTCTTTTTTTGATACAGATTTCTTTGTTCATATAGACAAAAAATAACTATGTTAGTTACGTTCTAAATTTTATAGGTTAATGTTCATTTTTGATAATTTTTTTCAACGCTTTGGAGATGTAACATACTATCATTCGTCTTCATCTCCCATGTGAGCATTCCACTTGTTTGATAGTGCTTTCTTAACCAAATTCTCACTATCACCCATTTCGTTAATAATAGACATACCATCCTTAGAATTCTCAGCAAAGATCTGAATATCGCCACAACCAGCATTCATACGACTTGGGAATGTCAATCCATCTGGACCAAATCGATTCTTGATGATGTGGAACCGAGCAGTATTAGCAACTTTATCGGTAACTTTACGACTAACACTCATAACGAAGTCAGCTGTCATGATCTTTCGATAACTGTCAGCGATACTGTTGGCTTGAATAATGTCTTCTTCCATAGCACTACGGTTACTTTGTGAAGCAGTCCAAATAGGAATTTGAAGTTCACCTGCGATACTACGAAGTTCTTCATAAATACCTCCAGCCTCACTATAACTATTGCTGTTACGCTCACTCTGATACGGACGAAGAATGTCGGCGTAGTCAACAATAATCATGTCAACCTTGGTTCCCAACATCATAACACGTTCAGTGTGCATCTTCAAATGATGTGCACTAACCGTTTTGATCGGAAAATACTTGATGAACAACTTGCCAGGCACCTTTTCAATCTTCTGACGAACAATATCCACATTGTTACGAATGTTCTGAAAGTCAATTCCTGTGAAACAACTATCATAACGAAGACCCACATAGTTTTCATTCAACTCCAACGTAATATGAACCACGTTCTTTCCTTGCTTCATGGCCTCAGCACCCAACTTAGCAAGTACCCAACTCTTACCAGCACCAGCACAAGCAGTAACAATACCCAATTCACCCGCAGCAAGTCCACCATCCATGATATTGTCAATCTCAGTCCAATTTGTTTTGATCGTATTTCGTGCCATAACACTCATACGCTTCTCAACATCAACCATATACTCATGACCAATATTGCGTTCCATTCCCGCCTTCATTGCGTTGTCAACCAACGCCTTAACCTGTTCATAATTTCCAGTCTTGAGATGATCAACACTTTCAAGAATGGCAGACTTGAGTTTCTGACTCTTACAAAATTCAAGATACTGTTCCTTCACAAACTTCAAATCACTGTCCGTGATCTTTTGATACACGTTTCGAAGTTGTGTAACAACACTCTCCTTTAAAATTCCATTTTCAATTGCTTCAACCTTGATCTTAAAGACATTCAAAGTTGGCAAATCCTTGTATTGCATAAAGTATGCAACAGTTTGTTTTACAATCCACTGATGTGAATCAGATTCAAATGATGTCGGATCAATGATATCTGATAGTCTTTCCAGAAAAGTCTTGTCACTCAAAATTCCGGAGATGCATTTGATCTGGAATTCAGGTCCATACTTTTTCAAATTGTCAATTACATGGTTCTCATTCATAATAGTATTCTTTTACGTAATCCAGTATAGGTTACGTACCCGTCAATGTATAGTTATTTTAACCGATTTATTATCTGACCAATGTGGTCAACTTACCGAAGCATTCATTGAGCCAAATTTGATAATTTGGAATGTTGTTCCACATTTTATCTTCGGTAACCAACTTGGAAAAACCAACTCTATCAAGCTTCTTTGTTGGCAGATCCAAGATTTCATTTATGCGGAGTTGTGAGAAGCTTTGAATCTCAGTCTCCTTTAGTTGCATCAACGTATAGTTACGTTCAACGATATCCTTATTTTCAAGGATTGTACGATA